GGGCGGGCCGGGCGGGCCTTAGCGGCGGGTGCTCACGCGGTACGTGGCGAGCACCCGACAGAGGGTCTGATCGGGGTGGGGGGCGCGGCGCGGTCCGAGCTCGGTGCGGGCCCGGTCGATCAGGCCGACCCCGGGCACGCGGGTCGGGCCGGAGATGAGCCGCTGCTGGACAGCGCGCGCGAGGTCCCACGCCTGCTTGCGGGTGCGGCCGAAGCAGTCGACGTCGGCGCGGGAGGTGTCGGTGCGCCGGTCGTCGGATCCGCCGATGCGGGTGACCCGGATGAAGGGGAGGCGGTCCTGCAGGTCGTCGGGGGTCTCCGACCCGGTCTCCGCGAGGTCGGCGAGCGCCTCGCTCAGCAGGTCCTCCACGTCCGGGAACGGAGGCAGGTCGGCCATGGGGCATCTCCGTCCGCTACGGTGCGGTCATGATGAGTACGTGGCCGTGGTGGGGGGTGCTGCTCCGAGACCTAGGACTGGTCCTGGGCGGAGCCGGAGTCGCCTTGCTCGCGCAGTGGTTGATCCACTGGGCGACGAGTAGGCGGGAGAAGGAAGCCGAGCGCAGGGAGCGCGCACGCGCACGTGCGGAGTTTCAACAGGAGAACCTGGTAGCTGCTCAGCTGGCGGCCGAGGAGTTCTACCACGCCGTGGTGCTGTTCACCGCAAAGCATTCCAATCTCGACACCAGCGCACTTGGTCTTGCCGCTTTGGACATGGACGAAGTGCACCTACGGCTGCGGCTCGCCTTGGCCCGGATCGAAGACCAGGAGCTTGTCGTGAAGGTCGACACGTGGCGCAAGGAGTACTTCGCCGAGATGACACGCTCCGGCGGCCAAGCAGTATGGCCCAGCGAGGTTGTTTCCAGTGCCCGCGACAAGCTCACCGACATTTCGCAACAACTCGGAGCGAAGGCCCGTGAGGCCCTCAGTGACGCGAACATCAACCGCCTGCTTCCCTGACCAGGCACTCCGAAGGGTCACAGACTGTGCACTGGCCAGAGCGGGAATGCCCGAAGTGAGCCCAGGTCAGCCGCGAACCCTGCGGAGCTCCACTTCGGTGTGGTGGGGTCGGCCGCGCTCGTCGGGCCACCGGCCCGGAGCCCCCTCGACCTGGTAGAGGTCGCCGCGCCAGCGCACCTGGTCGGTGTCGGTGATGTCGGCGGCGGGCGGGCCGATCGCGATCCACTCGGCGGTGACGGTGTTGCCGCCGTCGGTGTCCTCCGTGGTGGCCCCGGGCTGGACGTCCCACCCGCTGATGGGTGTCTCGGTGGGGTCCTCGGGGAGGGGGTCGCCGTGCCGGTCGGTGCCGGGCCCGCGCACCACTGTCAGGACCTCCCTGCCGAACCTCATGCGAGGCCGCCGTCGGGGAGCCGCCAGACGTCAAGTCGGCGGTCGTCGATGGGGCCGACCAGGGTGCGGATGTCGGCGTAGCTGACGGCCACCTTGTTGACGGTCCGCGACTTGAGGACGCCGGCCGGGTTGTCGGCGACGCGGCCGACCGCGTCGAAGACGACCGCCTTGATCACGCCGGGAATGGCGTCGGCCGGGTACCCGTGGGTGTAGGTGACGGTGATGCCCTGCAGTCGCCGCGTCCACCGGACCGGGATCGCGCCCTCCACCCGTTTGATGACGCCGTGCCGGTACCGCAGGTACCGGGAGGGGTCGAGCAGACGTCCGTTCTCGATCACCGACGCCACAGAGGTCAGGTGCAGGGTCGGCAGCAGCAGCTCGGTTACCCCGGTCCCGTCGACGACCGCCTCGACGTCGGTCTCCTGGGTGATGGACCATCCCACCGTGCTGCGGATCTCGTCGGCGATGACGGCCAGGAGGAGGACGAGGCGGTCTTCGTCCAGGCTCTCGTCGTCGAGGAAGGTCCGCACCTCGTCGGGGGTCGCAAACGCGGGAGCGGTTGCCATGTCAGAGGAGGGTTCCGGTGAGGGCGAAGTCGAACGCGGCGTCGGTGCCCTCGGTGTCCCACTGGGCGCGCACGTACCGGTCCAGGGGACCGAACGCCTTGTGCTGCGCCCCGCTCCCGGTAGCGGCGGCGAACGACGCGACCGTGGCCCACCCGCCGGTGCCGGTGCGGGACGTCTGCACGGCGACGGTCAGGGACGGGGTGGTGCCGGAGGCGGCCGTCACGGTGAGGGTGAGGCGGGCGGTCGCCGCCGCGCCGACCTCGACGGCGGCGGTCTGCCCGGCGTCGGTCACCCCGGTCTGGGGTGTACCCATCGCGCCGATGCCTTCGGAGTGCACCCAGGTCCCGTCGGGCTCGACGTAGCCGCTCATGATCAGCCGCCCTTCGTGGTGCTCTTAGCGCCGTCCTTGTCGGCGGCCTTGTTCTCCGGGGCGCCGGCCGCGGCCTTGGTGGTGCGGGTGGCGCCGGGCTTACCCGGGGTGCCCTCCGGGGCCTTGCTGGGCGCCGGGGTGCGCGCGGGCCGCTTGATGACCCGGCCGTGGGCGTCCAGCTCGACAGCCCGACCCTGCTTGACCAGGTCAGCGGCCGTCTTGTCGTCCTCCAGGTAGTACTCGTGGTGGGCGTCCAGGCTGACGACCTTGCCGCCCTTGACCTTGATGCGGACAGGTTCCGTGACGCGGATCCTCACAGCGACCTCCTCGGGGTCAGGTGGGGCACCCCTGAACGCGGGTGCCCCACCTCGGGGTTGCAGGGTCAGAGCTTGTACCAGGCGAACGCCTTGGGGCGGATGACGTCCCCGCCGACGCGGTGGCGGAACAGCAGCCCGATCTTGCCCTCCTCGGCGTACCGCTCGGTGAGACGGGTGACAGTGATCCGGCGGCGGTCCGCGATCATGTAGCCCTGCCGCAGGTCACCGAACATCACGCTTTTGTCGGTCCCCGCTCCGGCCCCGTCGACGGTGGCGGTGGTCGCGGGCAGCCCGTCGACGGTGTGGGCCCGGTACCCGAGCAGGGTGGCGGGCTCTTCCAGTGACAGGGACGGCTGCAGCAGGTACCGGCCCTCGCTGTCCTTGAGGAGCGCGATCTTCTCCTCCGCGCTCGTGTGGTAGAGCCAGGCGGCGTTGGCCTTGCGCCGGAACTGCGCGGGGACCTGGAACACGATCCGCTTCAGCTCGTCGCCGGTGACGGTCTCCCCGACAGCGGAAGCCACACCCTGGGTGATGGTGGTGGCCTGCGCGAGCCCGCGCGGCCGACCGGTGCCAGTCCCGTTGGCGAACGCGTCGTCCTCCTGCTCGGCGAGCTTGAGAGTGAGCGCCTGGGTGATGATCGTCTCCAAGTCATCGTCGGCGTCCTCCAGCTGGTCGATGCCGATCTTGACCAGGGCGTTGAGGTCGTGGACCTCGATGGTGTCCTTGTCGGCCGGGTCCTCGGGCAGACCGTCGGCAGCGGTGGTGCCGGTCTCCAGCTTGCCCCACCCGGCGGAGGCCACCGTGATGACGCCGATGTCGAGCTTGCTGGAGGTGGTGGGCTGCACTGACGCCAGGGAGCGGATGACTCCCTCACGGGGCAGCTCGCGCACGATGGTGCCCACCCAGTCCGGGGGCACGAGGACCTGCCCGTCGGCGTCCTCCACCAGGTCCGCCTTGCGCTCGTGGCCCATGTGCTGGCCCTTGCGGACGAACTCCAGGAACGCCTTGGCCTTGGCCTGCTTGCGCTGGCCGTCGGTGGTGTAGATGCCGCCGATCTGGTCGACGGACAGCCCTCCGGAGCCCGCGTTGCCGCCGTTGCCGTCGGCGCTCATGTCGTGCTTGTACTGCGGCGTCGTCAGGTAGTTGTCCAGGTCGGTGAGCTTGGCCTCACGCTCGACCTGGGCCTTGGCCTTGGACGCCTCGCCCAGCAGGGCATCCATCTTCTGGGCGACCTCAGCGGGCATCGCCGCCTTGTCGGGGAACTCGTCGTTGAGTGCGCGCGCGGCCTCGATGCACTGCGCGGCACGCACCAGCAGCGGGTGAGCCATGGCCCGCCCTCCTTTCGTGCGCACACGAGACAGGGTCCGCAGGTAGCGGACCCCTCGTGTGTCGTGTTCGGTTACCGGTCTCCGCGCAGGGCGGCCAGCTCGTCGGCCAGCTCCTCCGCGCGGGTGTGGCGCTGGAGGAAGGTGTCCAGCGCGTCCAGGCGCGCGTCGACGCCCGCGAGCTTCACGGGGTCGGCCGTCGCGTCCGGGTCCCGGCCTGCGAGCACGGCGTCCGCCTTGTGCATGAGGAGCGTGAGCGAGCCCGGACCGGTGTCCTTGCTCGACTCGGCGCCCCCTCCTGCCCCGGCGTCGGTGTCCAGGTGGGATGTGGTGGTCTTGGTGGCGACGGTGCCCGGCGCGTCGCCGGGTTCGTCGGCGCTGTCGCCGGGGGTGAGGGCCCCGGCGGGGTTGGGGTTCTGCGCACCCCAGGAAGCGATCAGGGCCTTGAGTTCGACCTCGTCGCCCCCGGCGGCGACCGCCCCGGCCACGACCGTGTCGATGGCTTCGGCGACCGCGCTCTTGACGGTCTGAATGACGGCCTGGGGGTTGGCGGGGAACACCACCGCCGACACCTCCCACAGGCGCACGTCCTCCAGGACGCGGATGCGGTTCTGGCCCCGGGTCTCATACCGCCACTGCAGCGGCTCGTACCCGATGCTCATCTTGCGGACGTGGCCGTCGATCATCTTCTGCCGGATGGCCTGGGAGTCCGCGTCGGTGGCGAACCGCACCTTGATCTTGAGGCCCCGGTTGTCCTCCTCCGCCTCGGTCAGGGTGCCGATGACGTTGCGGACCGAGGCGACGTGGTCGGCGAGGTAGGGCACCTCGCCCTTGACCACACGCGGAAGGGAGTTCTTGAAGGCCCCCTTCTGCATCGTGTCGTACTGCAGGTCGACGTTGCCGAAGGTGCTGGCGTAGCCGGTCAGGGTGTTCTCGTCCTCGGTGTCGGTGGCCTTCCATTCGACCGGCACGACGAGCGTCTGTCGGGTCATGGTCTCCTCACTCGGTGTCGATCTCCATGGAGCAGTTGCAGTTGGCGCGCTCTTCGGTGTCGAGCACGGAGTCGCCCGGCCACCTGGCCCTGTTGGAGAACAGGGCGTCGAGGGCGACGGTCTCGCCGTCCAGGCGGGCGTGGGTGGACCTCGGGTTGGCCCCGGTCCGCCAGGTCTTCGTCATGTCGAGGCCGGTTTGCTGGGCGGCCTCGCGCACCCCGAACCCTTGGGCAGCGGTCACCTCGGTCTGGGCGATCTGCGGGGCGCGGCGGGTCAGGTAGCCGGTGAACAGGTTGGCGACGTCGTCGGCGGCCAGGCCGGCGGTCAGCGCGGTCGCCAGGTCGGCGCGGGTGGCGATGTTGATCCCGGCGGCGACAGCGGCGGCGTGCACCGTCAGCCAGCCGACCGTCATGTCGGCGTCGTAGTCCTCCTCCTCGAACCCGGCGAGCCCGGCCATGATCGAGGTCCCGGCGGCGGTCGCCGCTCCCATGGCGATGGAGAAGATCTCGGGGGTGAGCACCCGGTCCCACCGGGTCAGGGAGAACAGCTCGTCAACGCGGGCTTTGCGGGCTCCGGGCCGCCGGGCCGCCTTCGGGTCGGGCCAGTGGTCGACGACGGTCGTGCGCTGCAGCTCGAAGAAGGCGACCATGCTGCGGGTGGCGTCGCGTAGGTGCCGGGCGGGGACCTTCGGTCGGGCGGCCACTCAGCTCACCCCGGGGGGAGGGCTGCGAGCATCCGCGCCAGGTCGGCGTCGGACAGCGACGCCCCTTCGACGTCTGTGCCGCCGTCCTCCTCGGCGGTGTCCTCTTCCTCCTCGGGCTCCTCCTCGTCGGGGGTGTCCGGGGTGGGGTCGAGGATGCCGCCGCCGGTGGGGGTGCCGTCAGCAGTGGTAGGCACGACTCCGGCCGGGCGCAGGAACACGTCACCGCCGTCGACCAGGGGCATCCCGATGGTGCGCCGGAAGTCGTTGACGGTGATGGCTCCAGCCCGGAGCGCCGAGTTCGCGCGCTCCCAGATGGCCTGCTCCGACTCCTTGAGGGCGAGCACTTCGGACCGGTCCCAGCGCACCGCCACCCTGCGGGGGGTGGAGTAGGTGGCGTCGTTGATGACGGGCAGCAGAGCGCGGACGATCACGTCGCGGAAGCGGCGCTGCAGCGGGAAGATCGTCTCCTCCCAGAAGCTCGCCCTCGCCTCCTTGTAGTTCGCGAAGGTCGACCGGTCGAGGCCGACCTTGGCTCCGACCAGGATCGGCGGCACGCCGAACACCGAGCAGATGCGCGCCTCAGCGATGGTGCGCAGGTCCGGGAACTCCAGCTTCTCCAGGTCCAGGCCGAGGACCTTGACGTCCATGCCCTGCTGCAGCACAGCCGGTTCGCCGCGGCGACCGCCGCCGAACTTCTGCTTCCACTTCGTGACGAGCCGGTCGGCGACTCCCTCGTCGAGCTTCTGCTGGACGGTGATGACCGTCCCCGGAACCGCCCTGTTCTGCAGCAGGGCCTTGACGAAGTCCGTGGCCTCGTTGTCGAGGGCGACCGCGCGCAGAGCAGGGCGCAGGGGCGGCTGGCCGACGAGCGGGTCGATGGGGTTGGGCAGCCGGAACGCGATCACGTCCGTGCCCAGGTCGACGGTCCCGGCCGTGGTCCAGAACCCGTACCGGACCTGCCCGTTGGGCTGGAGCCAGAACCGCACCAGGTCGGGGCGCAGGGGCCAGAGCTGCACGGGGCGGCCCGCCTGGTCGCGGACGACCTCCCAGAACGCGGTGCCCGCCAGGTAGAGGTGGATGACGGTCAGCTCGAACAGCTCGAACTCCGACAGGATCGGATTCGGGTCGGCCAACAGCGCTCGAAGCGGGTGGTTCTCCTTCGGCTCCCCCAGCCCGTCGGGGCCGTACACGCGCAGGGTCGCTTCCGGCATGGAAGTCGCCAGCTCCATGATGCAGGCGTAGACGAGTTCGTTGCGGCCGAACCCGTGGTTGGCGGCCGACAGGAACCCGGAGGCCGGGTAGAGCGCAGCCCCCGGGCCGAGGCTCAGGGTCGGCGCGAGACCGTCGGCCCCGGCCCCCGCCTTCGTCTCGGTGGGGCCGCTGAGCCACCCCATCAGGCACCCCACCCGGTGAGGAGGGACAGGCCCGCCAGTTCCGCCCCGGCAGTCACCGCGCCCGCGCCCGCGCCGACGGCCACACCGACGGCCGCGCCTGCGAGCACCCCGACCCCCAAGGGCAGCAGCAGCGCGCCGACGACCATCGTCGTGACGGCGATCGTCCGGCGCGGCACAGCGCGGGCCCGCGCCCAGGAGCCGCGCACGGCCGCGGCGGCGCCGGCCGCTCGTTCGCGCAGCGCGTCGGCGCGCAGCTCCCCGGACCCGGTGGGGGCGAGCAGCCACACCAGGACCCCGAGGGTGAGCAGTGCCCACCCGGGGCCGGTGAGGATCCAGACCCCGGCGGCCAGGCAGGCGGTGGCGGCCCATCGGTGCATCGCGTGCTCCTCAGAAGATGTCGGCCTCGGGCAGGGAGTCGGCGTCGGTGACGGAGCTGGCGAGCTGGCCGTCGACGGCGAAGAACAGGGCGGGCATCCCGTCGATGCGCAGGCCGCTCTTGTGGCGTTCGGGCTTGACCGGGCGGATGCGGTCGGGGTCGTCCCGCGGCGACTTGGCCACGAGGTTGTCGGCCATCCAGCGGGAGACCGGGTTGCCGAAGGTGCGCAGCTCGTGGGCCTTGAGCATCCGCATGGTCTCGGTCATCGGGGCGGTCATCTTGTCGAAGGTCGTCCCTGACTCGACCATCTCCAGACCGGTGCGGGCCTGGACCTCCTGGCGGACGGGCTCGCCCGACCACCGGTCGTAGGTGACGTCGGTGATGGCGTACCGGCCGTGGTCTTCCTCGATGTCGGCGTACACGGCCTGGTAGTCGATGACGTCGCCGTCGGTGACGCGCACCCACCCGGCCGCCACCCACTCGGAGAACCGGCCGTCGGTGTGCTCGTCGAGCTTGGGGACGATGGACTCCGGGCACCAGAACCGCCAGATCACGCTGCCGTCTGCGAACAACAGGCACCAGGCGGTGAGGTCGATCTTGGAGGACAGGTCGAGCCCCGCCCAGCACTTCTTGCCTTCGAGCTGGGGCAGGACCCAGTCCGGGGTCGGGGCGACCTCACCGGTGTTGGCGTCCCACAGGTCCATGGTGATCCAGCGGGTGATCTGCTGCACGCGCTGGTTCATCTGGAATTGGCGGAACCCGTTCTCCTTCGTCGGGCTGTCGCGGGCCTCCAGCGCCTGGCGGCGCATCGCCTCCCTCGACTTGAACTTGTCCAAGGCGGGGTTGGGCCAGGCCCAGTTCGCCTCGTCCCACGGGTCCAGGGACACCGGCAGGTCGGGGTGCCCGGGGAAGGTCCGGTGCAGCCGCTCCAGCTCGTCGTCGGAGCGGGGGGCCTTGCGCACGAACGCGAACACGTGCGGGGCCTTCGCCGGATCGGCCTGGATGGCTTCGGCCTCGTCGATCAGGTCCGCACCAAACGACGCGGCGTCGTTGGTCTCGGTGGTCGTGGCGAACAGCAGCTCCTGGGCGCGGGCACCGACCGCCGTGGTCATCGCCTCCCACAGGGACCCGTCCGGCTGGCTCAAGACCTCGTCGAGGCAGAAGGCATGTGGGTTGTGGCCCAGCTCGCCGGTCGCGTCGGCGGTGATGATCTCGTAGTGGGAGGCGGTCCGCTCGTCGTAGATACGCCGCGCGTTCTTGGTGTGCTTCAGCCGGCGAGCCAGCGGCGGGGAGAGCTGCACCATCCGCAGGGCGGGCTCGAAGACCTTCCCGGCCTGCTTGGTGTCCTTGGCCGCGCCGTAGACCTCCGCTGACTCCTCGTCGTCACCGACCAGCAGGTACAGCAGGATCGCGGCGGCCAGTTCGCTCTTCCCGTTCTTGCGGGCCACGACGATGTACGCGATCCGGTACCGGCGCACGTACCGGCCGTGGTCCTCGGACCAGATGACCTCGCCCAGCAGCGGCCGGGCGATCTCGTGCTCCTGCCAGTACCGGAGCACGAAGGCTTTGCGGGCGTGCGGGCCCTTGGTGTGCCGCAGCAGCTCCGCGCAGAACTTCACGAACTTGTCCGCGCGGGGCTCGCAGTAGTGCGCGCCCCGCTTGGTGCAGACCGTGTCGTCGAGCGTGTACCCGCAGACGCCGCCGCGCCGCGACCGGGGCCGCCACCGCCGGTTGTGGTCCGGGGCCCGGCGCTGTGCGCGGCGCGTGCGTCCGCCCTTAGGAGAGGAGCCTGTCCGCGCTGCGGCCACGGCCCGTCTCCCTCGCCATGCGGATCTCCGACCGGGCGGACGGGGTCAGTCCGAACTCCTGGGCGAAGCCGCGCAGGGTCGCTGCGGCGTCGCGCTGGACCTGGACGACGGGGTTGCGCACGAGCGCCCCGCCCTTGGCCGAGCGGATGAGGATCCCGCTCTTGGCCAGGAGCGCGCACGCCTTTCGGTGGGTGACCACGGCTTCGCAGTAGGCGCGCAGCGCGTCGCGGTCGGCCGGGGTGGCGGTGCCCATCGCGGCGAGCTGGTCGACGGTGTAGTCCCACACGGCCCGCACGTCGGCCGACGCGTCGTCGGGGCACTCGGGGAGTCCGTCGCCGGGCACCGGCTCGTCGGTGTTGATCCGGTCGCGGCGGTCGCCGCGCAGCAGCCGCACGTTCGTCGGCGTCGGCCGGGGTCCGCGCTTACCCACTCTCGACACCCCCTTTCACCTGGGAAAAGGCACTCATTTCACCCCGGCTGAGTCTTGGCTCTCACCGGGGCCTCCGTCATACTTAAAACATAACCAGTACAGCACTATCAACGAAAGAGAGCCCCCGTGAAGCCTCCGACCCACCGCGTCAACGGCATCGCCTACTGCGACACCTCACGCCTCCCCGTGCTGCGACAGCAGCCGAAGTGGGGCAGCCCCGAAGAGGGGGCCCAGCTGATCGAGACCCTGGCCGATCTGTATGACGACATCGAGACCCACATCGGCACCCAGGCGATGACCGCCGTAGCGGGGTCCGGAGAGCTCTGGTACGTCGTCGGCCTTCGCGCCGCCGACTCCGTGACGGTCAAGCTCTCGTGCCAGTGCCACGCTCGCGAGATGGCCCGCGACCTCTTCAGCCTCGCGCACGCCCCCGACGAGCGCGACTAGCAGACCCCTTCCCACCTGGGAAAACTCTCGAAAACGGGCCCAGCGCACGTCTTGTGCCATCCCGGACAGCCCCTCATACTTAAAACATAACCAGTACAGAGCTAGTCAAGATATGAGAGGGCCCACCATGAACCCCGCCGAACTCGCCACCGCCATCGCCTTCGTCTTCAACGAAGAGCTGTCGCTCGCCATCGAGGAGACCACCGGCTCCGACGACGTGTACGTGTCCGAAGCCACCACCTACGAGAACGCCGGGATCACCGCCCTCGCGGGAGTCGTGCTGACCCTCTCCGACGGCTCCGAGTACCAGATCACCGTTCACCCCTCGCGCCCCGCGCGCTGATCTCGCGCCCCGGGCAGCACGCCTGCCCGGGGCGCTCCCGCCCCATCTGAACACCCGACGCAGTACCCGAAAGGAACCAGACCAGTGGCTCACGAACTCGAGCAGTTCTCCGACGGATCCACCGCCTTCGTCTCCGCCCGGCTCGACGCCTGGCACCGACTCGGCACCGTGCTCCCCAGCACGTTCACCGCCGAAGAGGCCATGACCACCGCCCACCTGGGCGGGTGGAACGTCCGCAAGTCCCCGCTCCAGACCGTCGTCGACGAGCGGACCCTGACCGTCCCCGGGGCCTACGCCACCGTCCGCACCCACCCCAAGACCGGGGAGCCCGACGTCCTCGGGTACGTGGGTGAGCAGTGGCAGCCCGTCCAGAACGAGGAACTCGCCGACTTCCTCAACGTCCTGTCCGACGAGTCGGGCGCGCACTTCGAGACCGCCGGGAGCTTGAAGGAAGGGCGGCACGTCTTCATCACGATGAAGATGCCCGAGGCGATGACCATCGGGGACGGCACCGACGACCTCGACCTGTACATCGCCGCGATGAACGCCCACGACGGCACGGCCAGCATGCGCGCCGTCGTGTCCCCGGTCCGCATCGTGTGCGCGAACACCCAAGCCGCCGCGCTGCGTCAGGCGCGTTCGACCTTCACGATCCGCCACACGAGCGGGGTCACCTCCAAGGTCGCCGAAGCGCGCGAAGCGCTGCGACTGACCTGGAAGTACCTCGAAGCGTTCCAGCTCGAAGCCGAGCGGATGCTGCAGACGAGCATGAGGGACGTCGACTTCACCAACAAGATCCGCCGCCTGTTCCCGATCGACACCGACGCCGGAAAGCGCGCCAAGGAGAACAACGACGCACTGCTTGCCCAGCTCCGCCACCTGTACTCCGAGGCCGACACGAACGCGAACATCCGGGGCAGCCGATGGGCGGGCTACCAGTCCGTCGTCGAGTACCTCGACCACTACGCCCCCGTCCAGGGGGCCGACGACGAGACCGCCCTGTCGATCCGCGCCGAGCGGGTCCTCATCCAGAACAGCGTGACCAAGCTCAAGCGCGCCGCGTTCGACGCGTTCGTCCTCGCGAGCTGACCCAGACCCCCGACGCGGGGCCGGTGACCGTCCCACCGCCCCGCGCCGGGCCCACCGTCCCGGCGTGGGACACGCGACCGGGCGCACCGCGCCCACCGACTCGCTTCCCACGCCGGGGCCCCACCCCAGAGAGGGGACCCGATGGACCCGACCGCCCGTCGCCTGCGCGCCGCACGCGCCCGCCTGTCGATGACGACCTACCGGCACCGCCACCCCGACATGGCGCAGGCCGACCTGACCACCCGGATGCTCGCCCTGCTCGCCGACGTCGACCGTCGCCGCACGCGCCGGCTGCTCGCCGCCGTGCTGCGACCCCGTCCCGAAGGGACTGCCCGATGATCACCACCAGCGCGGGAGCGCTGCGCTCCGCGCTCTCCGCCACCAGCCTGATCCGCCGTGCCCGCCCGGCCCTGCCCATCCTCGCCGGGGTCCTCATCCAGGCCCGGGACGGGGCCGCGACCGTCACCGGCTACGACCTCGACACGTGCATCACCATGACCCTGCCCGGGGAAGCACCCGGGCCGGACCACCGGTTCGTTGTCGACCACACCGCCCTGATCAGAGCCGTCAAGGCCGTGCGCGGGTCCGCCGCCACGCTCGCTGACGTGCCCGCCACGTTCACCCTCCACGGGCAGACCGTGACCGTGGCCGTGGGCGCCACCACCACCGAGCTGAAAACGCTGCCCGTCGTCGACTGGCCGGTCACGCCCGCCCAGGTTCCGCCCGGCTACGGGGTCGACCGCGCCGAGTTCGCGCGCGTCGCGCGCGCCGCGGCTTCCGCTGTCGAGCGGCTCGACGCCTTGCCCGTGCTGACCGCTATCCACCTGCGGATGTCCTCCGAGGAGATCGTCTGCGAGGCCACCGACCGGTACCGGGTAGTGAGCGTGCGCACCCCCACCGTTGCCGCGCTGTCCCCGGGGCCGCCCGCGTCCGTGCTCGTGCCCGGCCGCATGTTCGCCAAGGTCCTGACGAAGTCCCCTCATACGCACGCCGCCATCGGAGTGAGCGCCGACCCGCGCGGCGAGGGATGGGTGAGCGTCCACAGCGGGCCGCTCGCCGCGACCCTGCGCCTGACCTCCGGTACGCCCGTATCCCTTGCCCCGTGGGTGCCCCGCGAGTCCGAGACGACCGCGACCGTGAACCGGAAGGCGTTCGCTGCGCTGCTCGCCGTCGCTGACACGAACGCGCAGGGTCATCGATTCCCACAGGTGACCGTGCGCATGAGCGTCGACAGCATCTCCGTGTCCGCCGACCCGACCGTCGAGGGCACGCCCATCAGCGCCGACGTCCACGGCGTACTCGCCCCCGTGACGTTCACCGCCCGGTACCTGTCCGACGCGTTCGCCACCATGCGGGCCACCACCGTCACCCTGCACCTGTCGCCGGGCCGCAAGGTCGCCTCGCTCGTACCCGAGGGGGTACCGCTCGCGCTGACCGCCGAGCACCTGCACATGATCGCGCCCGTCAAGCCCGTCAAGCCCATCCGGCTCTGACGCCCTCGTGCCG